GGAATGGTTATGAAGCCAGCCCTTTTTTATTTACAATACTAATATGACACATTACATGGTCAGACTTAAAATCTATAGTCCCACACCTAATACAATAACCATTGCTTTACTGATGGACAAACCCACAGTAAGCTACAAATTGCTCCAATGACTCAAACTACATCCTAGATTAGGTCATGAAAGCCCGTGCCTAGCCGAAGGTCGATCCCTGTTTCGCCGAAGGTACGCAAGGAGCCCCAATCTCGTTCACTAATCGTTACTAAGTCGTTGATTTCTACCCTCATCGGCATGCTTGATGAAATCATCTCAAACACCAGGACAGTAGTCCACCAGAGCATGATCATCAATAAAGTAATGTTATTCCACCCACGAGATTTTAGGTAATGTCCATACTAGGAAAGTACTCAGGGCTACCAATATTGTATTGTGGTGAGCCAGGAGCATAATCCGGACTGCCTGCTTCAAAAAGTTTATTTATAGAATTCTGTTCTTCCATTCCCAATGGGTTTAGTAGAAGACCAATTGAATCGCGTGACCTCAAATTCCGCCTTGCCATTGATATCTTAGGATCAATTATCCTTGGACCATCAAGCCTCTCAGAAATATCCCTGATCATAGTATCACGATCAGGATATTGCAAGCCATAATCAAAATAAGGTAGCAACAACGCTGATAAACGAATAGCCTGCATTTTATAATGCTTCTCTGAATAAGGTAATTCTAACTTAAAGAGATTAAAGACAGTCTGTATCATAGTAGTATACTCCTGTCTTACTTTTCGTAACGTTGTGCCCGTTTCGCTTTGTACCAAGGGATAAAAGGAAAGGAATCTTCTTGCCAATTGTGCCGAGAAATTTCTAGTTCCAAATGCATGACTAGGTGGAGTAAGTCCATCATAAAGTGCACGCAATAAACGATCACTACTCTGTGTATAAGGAAGGTTAAAACCTCCCAAGTGCATTGGAAGTGATATATCTAAATCAAGTGCTTCAAAGTAATCATATATATACTTATAGCGTTGATACATTAGTTTATAATGCCAATCATTATCCCCATACGTATTCTGATAATTAGTAAACATTTCACCATAAGAAGGAACATCTCCTACTCTTCCTGGTGGAGCCACTTGTTTTAATTTAACAAAGGGCTTATGTCCAGTATAACGATTAAATATATTCTCGGTAAATAGAAAATTATCTTGTGATATAAAGTTCATCTTGGGGTTTAGTTCCCCATTAATACTTTTTAAACGCTGCTCATAATTAGTAGCTTCTATCATATCATCAAAACCGAAAATTGTGTCATCCCCACAGATAAATGCATTCCGCGTAATGCAAAAATTTATTAGACATAAAGCTGGGAAAGAAAGTGGCGAAGACATCCACTGCCCTACCCCCGTTAGCACAGTATCGATTCCATCTAAATAGGAATAGAGTCGAAAGTGTAGGTCTAAATAATATTTTGAAATTGTATTTTGGGATAGATTCTTCATATATTCAGCAATACTATCATCAACAATACTCTGAAGATTGATATCTGAGTAATAATCCATTTCAAATAACTCAGCCCAATCTAAATTTAACTTATTTTGTCGAATTTCATCAAAAGAAATTGCTCTAAGGGCAGGTAAGTTAAAGGCACTAAGGTACCAATCTCTTTCTGACCAACTTTTAATAGTTCGTAGAGTATCTTCTAATAACTCAAATTTAAAGAAACGAGAAGTCTTCCATAACTTAGGATCTTGATAAAGTATATGAGGACCGATTGCAATATCTATAAACCAATCCATCCAATCTGGATGATCGACATGGGACAATAATAGTTTCCAAATAGTTCGACCACAGATAAATGGATATTTATCAGTAGCTTTAACTTGATCTACTGAATACACATACTTAAATCTAAAAACGCTCATCAACTTTTCTTTAACAGATGTTGTTAAAGTATCAACAGCCGCACAAAAATTATCCATTTTTGTAAGTACGTAAGTACCAAGCGGTCTTATATAATTAGAAAGAAAAGTAATAGGAGCT